ATCTTTTATTACCTGATAACTTGGGGTTATCCCAAGCCCATTGGATAAGTTCAGGTAAATTCATTTCTTTTTCAATTTTGATTTTCATTGTTTCCATCTCCTCTAAAATAAAGTTAGTTGCTTCTGTTCCTCGTATTCCAAACCATGTTGCTTTATATATATTCCGAGCTCTTCCGCTGTATCAAATGTCTTTTTCACACCTTGCCAATCTGGTACGATATGCCCGTGAAAGTAATAAGTGCCGTTTACTACATGAATATGTGCCACTCGTTCGTTATCCTGATACAGATATCTCTTAAATCCAAAGAATTGATTTAGGTATTCTTTGCGTGCGTTATCTGTCATGATCTACTTCTTAACTTTCACGAATATGTCGTTTTCCAACAGGTAGCACGCATAACGTCCTCTTGGATGTTTCTGAGGCACATTAAACAAATGTGGCTTCTTTCTTCTTAGCTCAGCCTCTTTCTTTCGCTTTCTTTCCAATTTGCGTTCGAGTCTAGCTTGTTCCAGTCTTTCTATTGTTTTCTTTTCTCTGTACTCGCTTAAACGCGTACCTTCTGGTGCGTCCATTGCTTCATGTAGTTCCCAACCGTCTTTTACTCTCTTAGAAACCATTCCAGCGGTTATACCGTGACTTTCTATTAATTCCATTTCAGATTTGGTAAACCTATATGGTTTATCATTTATTGTTACAATCCTTGCTTTTCTCGCCATTTTATCCACCTCTTATATTTCTTCTATTCGTATGATTATTTTGGGCTCAATTCCATAACGCTTTGAGCTAGTTATTTCTGCAATTTGATTGTCATCTTTCCACAAATAATTGTTACAAGCGTCTAGAACTGTCTTCATCAAATTATCGATATCTGGTTTAGTTACTTTTAATTGTCCAATCGCTTGAGTTTTCTTTTTCTTCGACCATGATTTAGGTGGAGTAAAGTAAAACTCTAATTCAATTTTTAATGCATTTTCTAGATTTAGCTTTGGCATTTGATTTTGTAAATATTTTTTATGTTCTGTATATTTTGTAGGCATATATGTGTGTGCATATCTACCTTTTGTGCTAAAACGCGGTCGAGGCGAGCCCATAGGTGCCTCGAAAGTTTCGTTAAATTTAATTTCTATCTCCATGTAATCCCTCATATATATTCAAATAAGCTTGTTTGGTGTCCTAACTCCATTTGTTCATTATCAATAAGTGTTTTTAATTCATAATCATCTAAGTACCAACGTCGACCATTGAATTTTGTGTGTTTTAATCCAACAACTAAATGCCGTACATCTTTAAAATGTGGTGTAACTGAAAACATTTTGTTGCCGTCATGATCAAATAGATAGTATTTATCAAATGCATCCATTTTCAATCACTCCCATTTGCTATTTAGACGCTTAATAAAAGCTTCTCTGTCTTTCTCAAGGTTTTCATCTACTTCCGGCGTTTTCGTTTCTCTCGTGCTGTCTGTGAGCCATTTGGGTGTTTTTTCTTTTGATTGTTTAACGAAAGGTTTATAATTTTGTTTTTTGCTTTCAAGTTGTTGCTTTTCAAATGCACGTACTTGTTCAATAGATTTCAAGTTTGCATTAAGCCATGTATTCAAAATGCTTTTAGCATATCCCCAAGTAACTTTATTTCTGTCTTTAGCGATTTTAAGTGATGCGGTAACTATTTGATCTGAATCATTTTCAAATGAATCAAGATAATAATTTAAATCGTCTAAATTGTAAGGAGTTATGAAACCGAATCCGTTATCTTGGAAGAAGTCGAAGGCGGTTACCTTCTTCTTCTCATTCTCACCATTCTTTACATTATCCCCATTCTTTACATTCTTGTTTGTGTTGATTTGTTGTTGATTTGTTGTCCATTTGTTGTCCATTTGTTGTTGATTTGTTGTTGATTTGTTGTCGTTTTTGCTGTCGGAATTTTCTTCCATACTTTGATAAATCGCCCAATTGACAACGGTTATAACAGAAAATTTGTTGTCGGACTTTACGACGATAGTTCCAAGGTTTTCTAAAAGCTTTATGTAGTCTCTTACTGTGGATTCTTTGAGACGTAACTCTTCGCTTGCTCGCTTTCTCCCGAACACAAATTGACCTTTTTCTAATTCAACAACTCGTCTGCCAACAAGCTGTGTATGATCCTTATGACTAGCCTTCATAAGACAATATGCAAATACTTTGAATAACTTTTCGTTCTGAAAAATAGGCGAATCTAATAGTTTTCTATGAAGTTTTATCCAACCAGTCATATACACACCTCACTTTCAAACCGGTTAAATCAGAATGGTAAATCATCATCATTTAGTTCAATCGGACCATTTGCATTCGCAAACGGATTATCTTTTACTGGTTTGTTATTTGAATATTGCGATTGTCCACGTGTTTGTTGTACTTGTTGTTGATATAAATCTTGTTGAGTGTCATTTGAGTTCTTCGGTTCTAAAAATTGAATACTATCGGCAACAACTTCCGTAACGTATACACGTTGACCTTCCTTATTTTCATAGTTCCGCGTTTGTAACCTACCATCTACGCCCGCCAACGATCCTTTAGATAGGTATTTATTAACGTTCTCTGCTTGTTTTTTAAATACGATGATATTAATAAAGTCTGCCTCGCGCTCTCCTTGTGCATTCGTAAATGTGCGGTTAACTGCTAATGTGAATGATGCTACATTTACACCACTTTGAGTGGTTCTTAATTCTGGGTCTCTAGTTAAACGACCAACTAATATTGTTCTGTTTAGCATTTATAAACCTCCAACATAAACGGGCGCGCCCGTCACTTTTTGTATTTCACTTTTAATGTATTTTGCATTTGAATTTTGACTACTTAAATGAATTAAATGTATTTCTTCGAGTCTAGTTAAATCATTTGCTTTTAACATTCCGATAGCATGTTCTAAGCTAAAATGAGACTCCATAATTCTGTTTGCTAATGTGCTGTGCACACTGCCGTTTTTTATGTTTTCCTGCATTTGTTCATAGATATAATTAACTTCTAACATCATGTGCGTAATGCCGTTAAATTTGTATTTCAAATACTTTGTATCAGTAACATACAGAACCTTATAACCTAATGTACTTTGTAATAAGAAAGCCACAGGCTCGTTAGCATCATGTTCGATGTCAAACGGTAGAATTGACCATGTGCCTATTCGCAGCTCTTGCTTTGCCTTAATCGTGCATAAGCGATGACTTTCAAAATTCATAGCTTGTTGTGTTCCAGCAGTCATATAGCTGATTACACCATTGTCGACAAACTGCTTTGTGTACTTTGCATGATCACCATGTTCGTGTGTGATAAGACACCCTGCTATATGTCTTGTTTTATATTTAAAATGCTTTTGAACACGTTCAAATTTTATACCTGCCTCAAGTAGTAACGTAGTACGTCCATCATTTAAGACGTAGCAGTTACCACTTGAACCAGTTGCTATTGTTTCAATTAAAATGGCTCTTCTTCGCTTTCTTTTTCTGTTGCAGGTTCTTTTATTTCTTCAAAGTCAGATACATCAATAGGCTTATCATTTTCTAATTCTGTGTATTGTGCTTCTTCAAGAACTGGTTGTTCAAAGTCCAATTGTTCTTGATTTGCATTTTCTTCAACTTCTGCGTCCAACACTTCTTTGCGTTGACGTTGTTCGGATTCTTGTGCGTATTTGAAAATATTGCTATCTGTTGATGTGTTGATATAACGTTTAGCAGCTCTATTGATAACTGTTTTTTTAGCCATTTCTTCTTTGAAATTATTATGTGTTTTAGAATTTTGTAATGCTTTTTCATCTTTAATCATTGATGACTGCATCCATGCTTGTTTAATTTGTTCAATAGTCATGACTTCAATATAGTTATCTCGTCCATCATTAAATACGATTGTGCAGTACGCACCGATAATGTTTTCTTTGTCGATGTTAAAGAAGTCTTGTTCGTGTTTAATCGCTTTGATACGTCCTGTTTCTCCCATTTCTTGCTTGAATGTATCGCCTTTATAAATCACTTGAGCAACAACATCTTGAGCGCCTGCATCACGTTTTAACATCATTACATTACCGTGATAGCTACGTTGTAACTGCATTTTGTTGCCGTAAGGAATAAAGTAGCATTGATTTTTAGCTGGATTTAAACCTTGCGTTACCATGTCTAATAAGGCATTTGCTTTGCTTGTATCGTTACAACTCATTAATTTGTTATCTTGGCTGATTTGTAACCATGCTTGTTTCATGGCATTACTTGGTGAATAATCATTTGGCAATTCCAAATTGCCTTGTGACTCTAAAACTCTCACTTTGTTTAATACGTTGTCAGATACGTTCTTTTCTTGTACTAATTGTTGTTCAATAGTTTGTAATTTATTATTTTCAGTCATTTTATATAGTCTCCATTCTTAATTTTTTATCTTGTTCATTTACTATCAATTGAATTTGTTGTGATTCTGTTTTGATAAGCTCTGTTACTGATTCAGCATTATCAATAAATATTGGCGCTGTAACTTTAAAATGTTTTGATAGTGTGTTGATGATATCTAAGCCAACATTAATTCTTGAGGCGTTATTTAAACCGCTGTCATACTCGACACCATTAACCGTTGTTGAACATGTTTCTTCTAATTCGCCGTTAACTAAGGTATTGAATAGCTTAAATTCAGCAATATCAAATTCGTTATTGATGTTTTCAGTAAGCATTTTGACTTTTGTTGTTGTAAATTCTTTTAAGATATAAAGGTCATGTGAATACTTTTCTTTTTCATCCAATAATCTGTCTTCTTCATTTCTTAATTCAGAAATAACATCATCTAGATGTTTATTTGATTTTTCGATTGATATTGACACTTCAATTTCTGATTTTTCTTGAGTAAGTTCGCTTATTTTGTCATCTATTCCTGAAACTTTATCTTGAATAGTTTTCCTGATGTTAGAGCGTTTTTGATTAATCTCATTTATCTCTAACATTACTGCTTTGTATTCGTCAGTTTGCGTAACGTCAACGTGAGTCGTTTTCAACTTATTAATTTTGTTTTGTATTCTTGCTGAACGCTCTTCTGCTTCGTTGATTTTAATTTGAAGATTATTATTGTCATCCTCTAACTTCTCGATGATTGGCTTTATTTTCTTGCCTTCTGAAATAATGTGATTGATAGATGTTTGTATTGTTTCTAATTCTTTCGATTTTTTTACATTGAATTTCTGTAAAGCTTTTTCTCTTGCCTCATTCACTTGTTCAGTTGGTAACTGTTGACCACAACAACTACATACATTGTCATCAAGATGTTCAAATTTTTGATTTTTAGATTTTTCTAAATCACTTTTTAGTCCTTTGTGATTTTCCAATAATTGATTACGTCTATTTTCTTCATGTGTGATTTGTTGTTTGTTTTGCTTTAATCTCGTTTTAAGGTTTGCTACCGTTCCATTTTCAACGTGTAATTCATTTGTTAAAGCATGGATTTTGTTCTCATTACTTGCGCTGTTATTGTCTTCTATGCGTTTCAATTCTGATTGTTTATCAGCTAATTGATTACGCAAATTAATTTCTTCCTTACCGTTTTGAATATCTATACGCTCATTTTCAAGTTGCTCAATTTCTTGTTTGATAATTGCGTATCTATCGTTATCGAATTCTGGTACATCCTGCTTATTTTGTTGTGTTTGGTTAATACGTATCGGAATATCTTTGATATCTTTGTTAATCTGTTTTATCTTGTCCGTAAGAATCTTTTTCTTTGTTTCAATTTCATGATCTCCAAGAATATTATTTAATTCTTTAAAATCATCATTTGTTTTAATGACATCCTCATCATTGATTGGTTTAGCAATTTCAAACAACAAACTTCTTCGCTTCTTCCAATCTAGTAAGTTAAATGCTTGAGGGTTCGTAATTAACTTGAATACATCTTCATCAATCAGTTCATCAATACGAGCTTTATAATCCTTTACTTTTATTGATTCATCATTGATATATTGTTTCTTCGTTCGACTTCGTGAGTATTCCTTGCGATTCGTTTTTTGATTTATTGTGTATTTAGGATGTGACTCTTTTTTAAAAGTCGTAATTTTTCCGTCGATTTCAAATTCTGCGAAAACAGTCGGAATTAACTCATAATTTTCTGCGTTTTTTTCGTTTAAAGGTACAGGGTTAAATGATTTGGTTGATCCGTCCAAACCTTTATCGAAAAGCAGCCATTGTAATGCGGTTGCTGTTGTAGTCTTACCAGTCGCATTATTGCCGTATATTTTTGCATCTTTACCGTCAAAGTTAAATGTTACTTCTTTGATTCCAGCAAAGTTCGATATAGTTAACTTATTTATTTTCATATCTTTCCTCATGCTCCTTTTTTAATCTTCCGATGACCTCTTAGCACCTCGATAATTAAATTTTTTATTCGTTCATGGCTGTCTGGATTGATTTCATGTATCTGCACAAGCTTATTGTTTGTTTTGTAACTGTCGTGATAGTGCAAGAAATTAATCGATAAGTATCCGTGATGATTACGTTCAATTTCCAATAATGCTCGTTGGTTTGACAAAGTATATTCGTCGAATAACGTCTTAAAAATATTCAATATATTTCTTTCTGTATCTCTCATGCTTATACCTACCATTTCATGACTAAGTTAATTAGTCTGTCATAATCATCTGCGTTTTCTTCAATCCATTCGTAAATAGATTGATTTAATATGTCTAATGCTGTGTATAGATCGTTCTCATTAGTTATGTTTATGCCGTCGATAAACTTATCTTCTAAATCTAAGATATTCACCAGAATGCTGTGGTCCTTCTTCTTAACTGCTAATTTAAAATCAAATCCGTCTACATTAATTACCTTCTGACATACATCGCCTATTTCGTAATACATCTTGACTTCCTCCGTTTTTCGTTTTATATTGAACGTGAATTAATTTTGCTAATCGTTTGTCTCTGTTACTTGTTGGCGCAAGTAGCAGTTTTTTTATCTTATTATCAGAGATGCTTCATAAATTGTGCCTTTTGGTTCGCCCGGCACTACTATTTGGCCGACCATTAAATATTGATGCACTCTTCTTCTGGATGATTTCTTAAGTTTTAAATTGTGTAATACTATGTCTCCAGTATGTCTATCTAAATATTCAACAAGATAATTTCTGTTCTGAGCCGACATGTAAATATGCGGGTTGTTGTACTTCTTTCTATATTCAGTGATCGTTTTAACTTCATCATCACTTAAAACAGCTTGTTCTGCCTTTCTTTCCCATTCCACACTAGGTTTAACGTATTCTTCAAACCAAGTCATTTAATCATCCACCCCATAAAAGTATTCTTTATAAAATATGAATGTCCCTATACTTGCGAATCCTGCAATTGACCACGCTGTAGTGAAGTATAGAAACGGCATGAGTACAATTGCTAAGACTGTGAAGCATAATACTGCTAATAGATAGCTTTTATATGTGTCACTCATTTTCTTTTTTCTCCTCTTTGGTTGTTTCATCGTTTATCAAACCTTGCATTTCCATTAATTTTTGAGGTATACCAGCTTTTAACTGGATTTCGTATAACATTTGTTGAATGTGTGGTGGCACTTCTACCATTCCTTTCGTGTATAATTTAGTTATCTCCTAGTGAAAGGAGGTGATAAGTATGGAATTTAATGATTTTCAAAATTTCTTTGGTGAACTTAGTAATCAAGCCGAAAAAGAATTCGGTGGTGACAGTGACTTTTTTAGAGATAGAATAAATAAGTTGAAAGAAGATGCTCCTGAAAACGTATCTTACGAAATTATTTATTCAATAGCTTTATACGAAAGCTTAAAAGCTCAACAAGATATGAAAATTTTGAATACAGTTAAATATCTTTTAGATCGTGACTAGCAATATCCAACAATGATTTGCTCTGAGCATTATTAATTTTTGGATAATCAAAATTTCTAAGTTTAAATCTTGTGTTTTTCTCAATCTTTACAACCTTCCACGTCACAACTGCCATTGTGATGAGGAGGGTTGTTTTGTATAGTGTGTTCATTTGTTTATGCTCCTTTCGTGTATAATGTTGTTTAAGAGGTGCATTGCTCGGGTTATAGTACTTTAAATTCAACACCGTCTATTTGAACGAACAGATTATCTAAATCAGGGATTTGTTTTTTATATAAACCAAATCTTGATTTAATATCTTTTAATAAATAGAGATTCAAATCTCCAATTGATAATAGTTGTCTATTACCTGCTTCGTCATAGTAGTAATAAATGACTTTTTTGTTTTGATCTTCCATTTGCTGCGCCCTCCTGTTAAGCAGTTACGTTAGCTTCATAACCGAATTCAGTCATGATTTCATGTATTTTCAATCTACCTTTTTGTGTCCATCTAGTTTGTAAAACTGTGTCTTCTCTACCGTCAGAGCGTACAATTGGTATAGTGTCTGATTCTGTGTAACTCTTGCCCATGTGTTCTGAGTAAAGCACCCACTGTTTATTCACTTTTCGTTGTAATCTAGCTTCGTGTAGTAGTTTGTTTAACTTTTGTGCTGATATACCGTAGTCTGCCGCGATTTGAGTTGTAGCTAATGTTCCAGTTGACTTTAAGATTTCATCTACATAGTCTGCTTTGGGTTTTAGCTCTCCAATTTCTTGTTGTAAAAGTAAGTTTTGCTCTTTTTCTTTCTTATACTCAGTCAACACTGTAATGATGTAGTCTGGATCTTTTAATGTTTGTTCAATTACATTGTCTGTTGCGTATATACCGTGTTTGCGAATAGCTGGTAGGACATCTGATGTTACCCATCGTTTGAATTTCCGAGCGGTTTCTCTGATTTTTTCGTTTTTGCTTTGTTTAGAAGCATCGAAGATTAGACTGTATAATCCTGATTCGTTGATAATGATCATATTTCTGTTTTGACCTGATGCACTAAATTGGTGCGTCAGCTTGTCCTCGCTATCAACATGATTTCTAATGGCATTGTCTGATCTTGCATATCCTAAAATCTCAGCAATATCTTTTCCTACAAAATAAGGTTCGTTTTCAATTTCTACTGTTCTTACTGGTAGCTCTTTAAAATTAAATGTTTGTAATGCTTGCATTTGAGTATCCTCCTTTTTCCTCAACACCCACATTCAGCAGACGGTTATCGCAATGACTATCGAATGTATTTAAACGCGGCTCATATCATCGCCAGCTCTCGCTCACATCTGCTCAATGTGGATGTTGATAAGCGTGGTTATATTAAGAAGTGAATGTTACTGATTCACTTTCCGCCACTCTGTTAAATCAGTAACTTTGTTATCGCTTTCAACACCGTTAAGCTTGTCTAACGCTTTCACTACTTTTTGGAACTCTTTGATAGCACTTCGTAGCTTTTTAGTAATTTCATCTTCTACCATTTCCAAACCAGCAAATGCGTCTTCGTTATTCATGCTTAGATGTTTGTTGAAAAGATCTCGAGTGTATCTTATTTCTTTAAGTGATTTATCATAAGCTTCAATTTGTCCTGAAAGGTTATGATATTTTAGTTGTAGTTTTACTAATTTTAATGATTGGTCTTGCATTTGTTATGTCTCCTTTAAGATGTTTGTTTGCGTTTCGTGTACTTTGTGGGTAAAAAAATATCTCCAATATTTTCGTCAAAAAAATCAGCGATAATAAACATCTCATCATTCTTAAATTGATGCTTTCCTAATTCTTTTAAACGATAACCTTCAGTTGATATATTCAAGAGGTTTGCTAAATCTTCTTGAGTACACTTTCTTTCTTTTCTCAACTTTATTAAATTCCATTGCATGTTGTCACCTCCCGCTTACAAAACCTACTATACACGATACGTGTACTTGAGTCAACATAAAAGTTTGCTTTTCGTGTATTTTTTTGTTGAATACCAAAAATAATTGGGTTATACTATAGGTAAATTTAAGGAGGTAAGAAAATGGATAAAAAAGAATTAGCGAAATTTATAGGCAATAAAATCAGATACTATAGAACCAAATTGAACTTAACTCAAGATCAACTTGGAGAAAAACTCAACACTAAAAAAGCTACTATTTCAAATTATGAGACAGGGTACAGAACTCCTAAACAAGATGATTTGTTTGAAATTGCTCATATTTTAAATATCAGTATCGATGATTTGTTTCCTACAAGAAACAATAAAAAAAACGACATCACTTCCATATACAACAAACTCACACCTCCCCGCCAAGAAAACGTACTTAACTACGCAAATGAGCAATTAGATGAACAGAATAAAGTCACTTCTATAGATGAATATAAAGAGTCTAAACTAGTATCGTATATTGCATGTGGTGCAACTGGTGCTGGCATAGGAGAAGAATTATATGATGACATATTGCATGAAGAAG